ACTGTGATACGTGATCTCATAATGAATGCCTACGAAGAACAAATGCGTGAAGTAAATGTATATCAACCTCTTCTCGAAATGAACAAATAGAATAAATAGGTGACATATGAGCATTTTGGTTGCACCCATAGAAGCTTTAACTGATTCGCTACTGTCTGATCCAGAGAGGCGCGTTCTACTGGCTTTGTTTAGCTATAGAGGCAAAGTGACTGAGTTAGTTTTTCCTAGCTTAGAGGCGCTTTCAGAGCGCTCTAACATCAATGACAAAACTCGCATCTCTAAGATTACGACTAGCCTGGCTAAAAAAGGCTGGTTGACTAAGAAGAAGAAGGGTTTTACAGGGTGCAACCAATACACGATGTGTATGCCTGAACGCCTTACCAATTTTGACTCAGAGACCAACTTGGCATTAGAGACCAACTTGGACGCAGATACCAACTCCAATTTGGCACCAGAGACCAAGTACGATGTTGGCACCAGAGACCAAGTACAAGTAACAGACCAGTTAACAAACCATGTTAACAAACCAATAAAAAAGAAATCTTCTATCGCTTTGGTTATTCCTGAATGGTTAGACGGAGAGTTATTGAATGACTTTATCGATATGCGTAAAGCCAAGAAGAATCCAATGACTCAGAAAGCCATTTCTTTACTGATTAACAAAATCTCTGAAGCATTTAATGATGGTCACGACACTACGAAGATGCTTGAAAACGCAATTGTTGGAGGCTGGCAATCGGTCTACACGCCTAAAGATGACCAGAAGCAATCCAATAGGGTTGTGGTTAACCAACCCTCTGGCTACAACGACAAGCAAATCAAGAATAAAAACCTAACACATGCAGTATTTAATCCAGAACCTTGGTAAATAAAAAGGATTTTACATGAGAACAATTTTTTACAAAGGATCCGAATATAAGCAAGGTCTGAATGATCTCTTTTACTACAAAGCCACTTTAAATGAATGGAACAAGGCCAGCAATCAAAAGCAGATTGGCAAGCAATGGGCCGAAAAGCAAACTAGATACACCGAAAGTGATGGGCGGTTATTACATCTATTAAAGACGACAGGGCCATTAACCGCACTGCAAATAACGCAAATGCTGAACATGAGCGTATCAGGTGGGAAGTCATTTGTTGGGCGTTTAAACCAGCTAGGGCTTGTTGAGAAAAAAGGGTTATTTAAAGGTAACGCTGGCAACGGCAGATCACCTGTTATCTGGGGGCTAGTCGCATGAAGGATTATTTAGCTAAACCAAAGCCTGTTAGCCCGTATCAAGAGTTGATTGGCGATTACAACGGCCCAATTACCCAGGCTGGCTGGGGTGAGGTGGGCGGCATACCCACAATCATGAAGCAACAAATGAACCCATCAGCTAGAAAAATTGCATCAAGCAAGTTTAATCAACGGAGAACCTCATGATTCACGAAAACAGCAGGTCAGCAATGGCAGCAATAGCTCCAGTTACAGGGGCTTGTAGAATTGAGGTTATGCGAGTGATCCGTGATAAAGGCCCAATCACACGGCAAGACATAGGTGTCGAATTGGATTGGCCTATCAACTCTGTAACAGGCCGAGTGCGTGAACTGCTTGATAAGAACAACATTTGCGAAGATGGCAAAGACCATAGCCACAAAGTCGCGCGAAGCTTATTGAGGGCTGTATGAGCGATAAGGTCATATTTCAAGTAACAAGTGCAAATGTATCTGGATTACTGGTTGAAATTTGTTCACTGATTAACAGGGGTCTTTTCAAGGGTGTTGTCGAGGTTGTGTTACAGCGTCCAGCGAGAAGCCTTAGCCAGAATCGGAAGATGTGGCCCATGCTCACTGATGTGAGTAAGCAGGTTAACTGGTATGGCGAAAAACTCGACAATGAAGATTGGAAAGATGTTTGCATGTCTAGCCTTAACAAACAAAGGGCAGTGCCAGGCATTGATGGTGGATTTGTTGGATTGAGTAAAAGAACAAGCAAGTTAGACAAGGAAGGTTTCGCGCAATTAATCGAAGTTATCTATGCGTTTGGATCAAGCCAAAACGTAGCCTGGTCAGAGCCATCACTACAAACCTACAGTAAGTACAAGGAAGCAGCTTAATGGGAGCGATTAAACGCACTCCAGCCGACAAAGCATTTAGTGACTGTATCAGATCAGCAGCAGAGTGGACTTGTGAAAGGTGTCACACTTACTACGAAGAGGGTAGGCGTATGGGCTTGCACTGCTCTCACTATCATGGTCGTGGCAAGTGGGGCATTCGATTCTGTGTAGATAACGCTGAGTCACTTTGTTACGGGTGCCACTCTTACCTTGGTTCGCAGCCTAACCTCCACTCTGATCACAAGCTAGAGCTATTAGGTCAGGGTGCTATCGACATACTCAGAGAAAAATCAAATGACACCTCATTGGGTCGATTGGCTAAACGCGAAGTAAAGTTTATCGCCAAGCACTACCGAGAAGAATTTAAACGCATTCACCAGTTACGGCTTGATGGTGTAACAGGAAAGATTGAAATTAATAGTTGGAGTTAGAGATGACAGCAGCAAAGAGTACAGCAGTGAAGATCAAGGTAAAACATGTTGGTCGCTTTCCACTTCCAGCTTATGCAACAAATGGTTCTGCAGCGATGGATTTACACGCTGAGATAAGCCGAAGCCAGCACGTTATACAGGGTGAGTCTGAGCTAATACCTACAGGTTTATGGTTATCAATACCTAAAGGTTATTGCGCCAAGATTTATTCACGATCAGGTCTAGCCAACAAAAAGGGTTTAGCTGTTAGCTCAGGCGTAGGCGTGATTGATTCTGACTACCGAGGTCAGGTGTATGTGTCTTTGATTAACCTCAGCCCAGTGACTCGCCATGTAGAGCCTGGTGATCGCATAGCTCAGATCATGGTAGAGAAGGTAGAAACCATTTCATGGCAGACAGTGGATGAGTTAGACGAGACTGATCGTGGCATCGGAGGATTTGGATCTAGTGGCGAAAAGACGATCACATAACTATTTACGAGAGCGTTATAACTGCTCACATGAAGAAATTATTACCCTGTTTTCTATGAGGGGTTACACCCTTCGAGAAACGGCTAAAGCTCTGGATATGAAATACTCGACACTAAAGACTCAGGCATGGGAATTGAATATTAGCTTTAAACCGCTAACTGAAGTTAATCGCAGACCAGCTCATATTATGTACCAAGGACGGGAGTATCTAATTAAAGACCTAGCAGCAGAACATAATATGAAGATGAAAACTCTATCAGACCGCCTCAGATACGGCTGGACAGCAGAACAGGCTGTGACCACACCAGTACGTGATGGCAACTGGATCCATCGTGAAGGGACTGACAGAGAGCCTACGGGTACGGACATAACCTCAATATGGTTAAGGAAGAAGTGGATATTATGAGCATTGAAAATGTTTATGGGCAAGACGTTGTTAATCAGGGGGCATTGTATCTGACTCTCTTGGCTAAAGCCGTTATTAACATTGATGGCGGTAGGGCTAGAACTGAAGAGGATGACCTATTAATTGCTGAGGCGATGGCTTGGGTAGAATCATTTTCTAACTTTATAGACGATGAAGAGATGACCGAACATTAATCTAAGGTAGTAGGAGTAGATCGTGGCTAAAGGAAAGAAGACAGGCGGCAGGGTAGCAGGAACACCCAACAAAGATAACCAAAGCATCATGGATAAGTTAGCAGAGCTTAACTGTGACCCGTTAAAGGGGATGACAATCATTGCTGAGAAGTCTATGGAAGCAAAAGACTATGCTATGGCGTTTCAGTGCTTTAAAGAGCTGGGCCAGTATGTAGCGCCTAAGCGAAAGTCTATTGAAGTTAATTCGCATGTGTCGTTTGAGCAAAGTTTACATGGCCTTACGGATGACGAGCTAGATGCAACATTGAAGGGTTACAACCTTGATTCAACAAGAGTATAGCCGAGTCGAGTTAATCTTATTAGCTGAAGAGCGCATCAGGCGAAGCAAGGTGTACCGATACCGAGAGATCTTCCCTGACCTGTACAAGTTCCAGGCAGACACAGTGCGGTTTACTAAGAATAAGACTGCAGTATTACTGTGCGCGGCTAACCGAATAGGCAAGACCTACCTTGGCACTTACATTGACGCTGTTCACCTCATGGGTGATTACCCTGACGAGTGGGATGGTCACAAATTTGAACACGCACCGACTTGCTGGCTGCTAGGGTACTCAGGGGAGAAGACACGCGACTTATTACAGACTGCTTTGTTTGGCAGGCTAGAGGATCGAACATTCTTAGGCGGTCTAATACCTGCTGACCTGATTGTTGATTACGTTTCGATGACAGGCACATCAGGGGCTATGCGTGAAGTGAGGGTAAAGCACACATCGGGCGGTGTATCGATCTGCCAGTTTTGGAGCTACACACAGGGCCAACACGCGCTTATGGGTGACTCAGTCGATTGGTATCACATAGACGAAGAGCCAAAAGACCAAGCCATCTATCCACAGGTGGTGACAAGAACACTAACAGGCGACCAGGGCAAAGGCGGCAGAGGCATACTCACCTTTACGCCAGAGAATGGCCGCACCGAGACAGTGATTTCATTCATGGATAACCCTGGTGAGGGCCAAGCATTTATACAGGCAGGCTGGGATGACGCACCACACCTATCAGAGGATGCTAAACGGCTAATGCTGGATCAATACCCTGCCTACCAACGAGACATGAGATCCAAGGGCATACCGATGCTAGGTCATGGCAGGATTTATGACCTAGACGAAGACAGCATCAAGTGTGATCCATTTAAAATACCTGATCATTGGTTTGTCATTAACGCGATGGACTTTGGCTGGGAACATCCGCAAGCGCACGTTCAGCTTATCGAAGACCGAGAGAGTGGCACGTTCTACGTTACTCAGGCGTGGAAAGCGAGTCATGTAGCACCAGAGGTTGCATGGGCTACAGTAAAGCCTTGGGCATTGGGAGTGCCAACGTCATGGCCTTTGGATGGATTGCAGACAGAAAAGAATGGCACAGCCAATCAGCAGAAAGATTACTACATTGATGCTGGTTTTGACATGTTGCACAAACACGCCTCATGGCCTGATGGCACTAATGGTGTTGAAGCTGGCTTGTATGAGATCAGAGACTTGATGATCAAAGGTCGGTTCAAGGCTGATCGTAATCTGCGTGACTTCTTCAATGAGTTCAATCAATACCACCGCAACGACAAGGGCAAGATTTCTAAAACAATGGACGATCTATTGGATGCTATCCGCTATGCCTACATGATGCGTAGGTACTCAATCCCGTATGGTGAGCGCAACAGGCAATCGTCACCAGGCGTTATAGGTTCAATCTAATAATCTAATAACCGAGCAAAGAGCAGTTAAATTAGCCTACCAAAGGCAACAGAAATAATCTAAGGCAATCGTTATGGCATGGACTCAAAAAACCAAAAGCAGTCCTTCTGGTTCTGAAAAAAGAGCAGCTAAGAGCAAAAGCACACCGAAATCAACAAAATCGCCTACTAGATCCAGAAATAACAAACAGAAGTCTAGAAGGGCTAAAGCGCCAACGCCTAAATACGATAATAACCAACGCAGTAATCTTCCTAGTGAGGTATCTAAACCTAAACCTGTAGCTAAACCTAAAGCTACGCGCAGGGTTGCAACGCCTATTAAGTCTAAAGCGGTCACTACTCCCAACACTGATAACAAGATTGTTAGCTCCCCTACCCCAGTAGCTAAGGCTAAGGTTGTTAATTCGCCTGCAGTAAAGGGTAATACAATTGAGCGGAATCGCACATACTCTGCCCCAAAAGCGAAGCAACCAACTCCTAGTGCCACAGCAATTAAGCCTGGTACAGGAGTTCAAGCTAAAGCCCCAGTTAAGCAGGCTAAGCCTTTACTTAGCGTAGAGCCTACTAACTTGCCAGCAAGAAACTATGGTGCGTTTGACAACTCGACCTACCAAGCTAATGCCAAGGCTGGCAAAGACTCTGTTATGCCGACAGTCAGTGATAAGTATCGCAATGATGACGTTAGCTACAATCAAGCTTACTGGGCGGCAAAAAAAGCAGGGGGCGCATCTCAAGCAGATATGAAAACCCAGCAAGATTCGATAGGAATTAAAAAAGCCTACTCAGGCGACAAGGTTATTACTGAAGACATGAAGCGTAAAGCATCAGATGACCTTAGCCGAATTACTGGATCTATGGCTACACTTCAAAACAAAGGTGTAACCAAGACTGAAGAGAAGAGTGGCTTGCTGGGTGAGAAGCTAGACACGACATATAACTACAAGGGTGGGCCATCTATCGTCACTAGGGCAACTGACCCTACTATCAAGGGTGTTCGATTAGGTGATAAGACCTCCACTACATTTGTTAACGGAGTAGAGGTAGCAACAAAGACAGGTAGTGATCCTCTAGGCAGAGATGCAAAGGTAACTACGCCAAAAGGTGTAGCCAAAGGCATTAATGACCGAGTTGAAGCTGGCCCAGACTCAATCAAAGAAATATCAGACATTGATAATCAGATCAAGACCGAGACTGACCCTGGAAAGCTCAAAGCATTGTACAAGCGCAGGCTAATGTTAATGCGTATGAATCAAACAAATACTAGATTTGCTGGTTTACTTGGCGATGCCGACACGAAACGAACAAACTTAATGAGTATCGGATAATGTATGAAAAAGAGCCTGGCAAGCAAATAGAGCCAACTGTGTCTCCCATCGCGCTATTAAAGCGTTATGACCGATTAAAAGGCGATCGCACAAACTGGGATACGATGTGGGAGGAGCTTGCCACTTACCTAATGCCTGGCAAGACTAACTTTATCACGACCACCACTAGAGGCACTAAACGGGCCGCTGAGGTGTACGATTCTACAGGCATCCATGCATTACAGATCCTCTCAGCCTCTCTGCATGGGTCGCTTACAAGCCCATCAACGAAGTGGTTTGGGCTGCGCTTCCGTGAAGATGAGTTAAATGAGAACAAGGAAGCCAAAGATTGGCTAGAAAAGTGTTCTAAAGGTATTTTCCAAGAGTTCGGCAAGTCTAACTTTTCGACAGAAGTGGCTGAAGCTTATCAAGACATGGTGGGGTTTGGCACAGCGGTATTGCAATTTGACGTAAAAACCAAAGATGCTGAGTTTGACGGCTTTAACTTTAGAGCGTGTCATTTAGCTGAAGTCGTTATTGCTGAGAGTGAAGAAGGCCGCATTGATACTGTCTTTCGTAAGCTTAAGCTCACTGCTCGACAAGCGCACCAGAAGTTTGGCGATGCCTGTGGCGAGAAGTCCATGAAAGCTTTAGAGACTGACCCTGACAAAGTGTTTGAATATGTACAGGCTGTGTTTCCCCGTGAGTTAAAGGGTGAGCCAGCGATGGTTGCACCACCTAATATGCGCCCGTGGGCCTGCTATTTTATTAGTGTTGAAGACAAAAAGATTTGCAAAGAGTCTGGCTATTACGAGTTGCCATTTATGGTTCCGCGCTGGGCTAAGACTACGGGTGATATTTATGGCTTTGGCCCTGGCTGCGTAGCTCGACCTGATGTGAAAACCTTAAATGAGGCCCGTAAACTTGCCATGAAAGCGTGGGAGAAATCCATAGACCCCCCTCTCAAGGCGATGCAGAACGGCATACTCGGCAAGATTGATTTGCGTCCCAGCACAGTGACCTATGTGCGCGACATGAATAACCTAGAGCCAATTGTCAATCAAACTAACTGGAATGCTGACAGCCTTATGCTAGGTGACGTTCGCGCTTCAGTCAGGCGTATCTTCTTCTCTGATCAGCTTGAATTGAATGAAGGGCCACAGATGACCGCGACTGAGGTTCAAGTTCGCTATGAACTAATGCAAAGGCTTCTTGGCCCTACCCTGGGCAGGCTTCAGTCTGAGTTCTTAAACCC